CGGGTCTCTTCCTAAATGGTGGTCATCTTTTCCATAACGTATTGGGTCTTTAGGTCTGCCAACTTTATCTTCCTCCGCTAATTCTGCTTTTATTTTTTTAATTTCTTCCTCAACGTTCGTTGGTTCATCTGCTCCAGATTCTTTAGCCGGGTCAACACCTTGTGTTTCTATTGATGTTAAACGAAATGCTTGTTTTGTATCATCGATAACATCAACAGTCAATTCATCTTGCTCTTCAGGAGTCATTTGCATAATTGCATCATACATCCATTTCTTAGAGAACATTTTTGTTTGTTGCATTTGAGTAATCAATGCAATTTTAGATGTATATAATTCAACCTTTTCTTGCTCATATATTTTAGATGGAATAGTTAATTCTAATGAAAAATCTAAATCATCAGCTTCATCTAATCCCTGTGCATATAAGTGAACAATTGCTATTTTAGTTAATTCTGATACTAATACTTTTTGTATTCTTTCAATTGTTTTTGCAAAACGAACATCTTGTCCTGCTAAAGTAGCTTTACCACTAATATCTTCTTCATATCCTAAATAAACCTTTGGAATATGAAGAGCTGCCATCAATTTACCTTTTAAGTAATTAATATCATCAATCATATTATATTCCAAACCTTTCAATGTATCAATTGAAGTACCATTATCACTACCACGAACTGGCATATAGTAATCTTCAATTAAGTTTTGAATATTATATTTTAAGTTGTATTCTCCACTATTAGGGTCTAAGAATGGAACTTTCTTAGATGAATTGATAATTTTTTGCATGTAGTTATCAACTTCGGTTGGTGGAATATTACCAACATCCACTTTAAAAATTCTCTTTTCAGGTGCTCTCATAATACGATGGATTAACATCGCATCTTCCATAAGAGATAATTGTTTCCAAACTCTACGACCGCCTTCAATCATAGATTTACCATAAGGTAAGAAATTTGAATCCGAATATAAACGGAAGTGAGCTATTTCATAGTTTTCAAATTCCTTTTTAGCGGATGCCGTTGATAGCATGCTATTTGGATTTTGAAATGGTGAATAAACGAATTTTACTCTTTGTGGATTTGTTGGGTCAAAACCTTCTACTCTCGATGTTTCATATACTGATAATGGAGTTGTATTTACAATACCCAATTCAGGTGAAATTTCTAAACTTAAAAAGAAATCCCCATATTTAACTAAGTTTCTTGTCCAAGGCCATAAATTAAATTCAATATTAAGAATATCATAGAAAAGGTTTCTAAGAATTTCTTTAGTATTTTCGTTTGAACAATTAATTTTTAATATATCACCCAATTCGTTTTTAACAGTAGCTTCATCAGCGTATATGTTTAATGCTGATGAAATTATTGGGTCATTATCCATTCCATCGTAATCTCTGAATAAATCAATACGAACTTGCTGATAAGCCATCGCTGATTCTATTAATCCTCCACTATATTGTGGGGTACGCATACGAGTGTATCTATCTACTAAATTAGTACTTAAAGATTGGTACTCATCGGTATCAATTACCTTAACACCCTTAGCCGTTTTACGAACTATGGTTTTGGTTGAAAAAAGTTTTTGTAACCTACCGAAAAATGATGTATCTGCCATTTGTTATTTTATAGTTTGCTTTAAAGATATGAAAATTATTTGATATTACCAAACAACTTACCATTTTCTACACGACCAGTATCTTGCTTTCCATCTTGGTCCTGGAGTATCACAATTATGTCTTGCTCTGAAAGATTTTCTTCTTTCGGGATTTGATTTTTTAATTCTCATATTAGGGTCACCAAAATTTACTTTAACGACATTTCCTTTATCGTTCTTAACATAAACTTTAAATTTCTTAACATCGCCTTGCATTGGTTTACCCAATGTAACTTTTCTACCTTGATATTCGGCTTCATAAACGCAAGGACAACTTGCTTCTGCTAAATATTCATTATATTCTCTCATAAACTGAACGAATTCTTTCATATCAGTTTCGTTTTCTACATCATATTCAGTTGGTTCGTTTTCATCAGCTTCTTTGATAGGTACACAATTTGGTACTTCTCTACCATCTTTAGTTTTAGTTCCTACCATCTCATATCCCTTCCAACATGGATTATCCATTTCTCTCAATGGTTCTAAACTTATTAATCCACCTAATTTTATCATTTCAATCTATTTTATAGTTTCAATATATAAATATATAAAAATTATCGAAGTAACCAAGTTAAGTTTTCAGTTTGTCCTCTACCAATCTCCATTTCATATGGATTACGTTGTTGTTGCCAATTTGAAGCATATACGCCGGTATCACTTTGTATAGTTGTAGAGTTTAACATACTCTTAGTTAAATCTATACCCTCTTGTCTTAAACGAAGAGCAGTATTTCTTACCCATAATCCAATACTCAATGCCATCGTTAAGTCATCATTATATCCTTTCATTGCTTCAGCTCTACCACTAGTCCAAATAAAAGTAAATAACTCATCAATTAAACGATTTGAACGAATTAAAATATCTTTATCTTTAATATAGTTATCTAATGCTGAAATAATTAAAGGACGAGTTTTAGATGTGGTGGAAAATCCGGCTACCATACTTCTTTCGTTTCTATAAAACTTATTACTCATCTGTCTTTCAACATCGACATATTGTAAGTCATTACTCATATAGAACAAATTCGGATATCCTCTATCAATTACTTGTTGAATAGCTGCCCAACCTACGTTTGAATTCTCTATTACTAATAACGCATTATTATATTCAGTTGCTAATGCGGTTAAAAAGTTTCCAAAATCTTTTGTATCTATTTTGCCCCTATATTCCCCAACTTGCGATGAATCTTCAATATCGATAATTTGAGCAGTGGAATAGTCACTTCCATCTCCTCTCGCCACGTCGGCTGATATCATATATTGTCTGTTGTAGTTCGGATGTTCCCATATCCAAAGATTTCCATCAAACCCTCTTTTTTCAATCGGCTCCATCACATATGTTTCTTTATACCAAGTTAATAAAGCCGGGTCAATTACAGTATCACCAGAACCAATAAAGTCGCAATCACATTCCTGTGCCGCACCTTTTGCTCCTAAAATACGAGTTTGTTCATCTCTCCAAACCTGATTTCTTTCAGGGTGCACAGTCCAATGGAGATTTATACAATTGAAACCATTTGTTCCACTCTCACCTTCAACCCACATTTTGTGAAACCAGTTACCAATACCATTTGGTGTAGATAATACAATTGCACTACCACCCGTTGATAAGGTAGATTGTGCTGATAACCAAATTTCATCAATATCTCTAATGAAAGCTGCCTCATCCACAACCAATAGTGATAAGGCTTCCGAACGTCCTGCATCAGGTGAAGATGCGATTGCTTTTACTTGCGAACCATTCTTTAATTTAAGTGATAATTTGTTATCTTCCACAGCGGCAGATGAACCATCTCTCAACCATATAGGAAGTAAATCGTGCATTACTCTCACCTTCTCTACTAAGTTTTTTGCTACCGTTACTTTAGTTGCAATAACCAATGCATTGAAGTCTTGGTTAAATATCATTTTCCAAAGTATAAAGCCCGCCGATAGGGTTGATAGACCTAACTGGCGGGATTTAAGAATGATATTAAAACGATTTTCTTTGAAATCCGTTAAACAATTTTCCTGAAACGGATATAAATGGAAAGGTATTTTACCTCTAGTTGGGTGCTGAATGACACAATACTTTTTCATAAAGTATATTGGGTCTAATGCACACTTTTTGTATTCTTCAGCAATAATCTGCTTTAAGTTCTTAGTATTTTGCTGAACTTGATTACTCATTATTTTCTCACTTTAATCTTCCAATAAGTACCAAATCCAACATATGGTGATATACCACCGGTAGTACCATCTACAATTCTATTATTTATACCAATTGTAAATTGATAGATTTTATCTTTTTTAGTTTTTAATAATAATCCACCACCAATTGATGAAACAACATCCGATTTATTAAAACCACCATGCAATCCATAATATAATTGAGTTCTTGCTGGCTCTTTAACAATCATAGTTTCTTTAATAGTTCTTTGCTTAACATTTGCATTAAAAGTTCTACCAAATATTTTATTTTGTGAAATTGTATCAATTACAGCCACAGTTCCTAATGAATCTGGTAAATGTAATGTATCTTTGTATAATACTTTAGAATAGTAATCTTTCAATAATGCCATAGTATCTACTACTGCAGGAATTTGTACTTCTTTTTCTACGATTGTTTCGTGGTAAATATCTTCACCTTTTTTTGTAACTACTTTTGTTTTAATTACATCCACCGTATCAATTTCATGCTTAATAACTTCATAAGGCTTTCCATTGATAAACACTTTTTTACCAGGCATTACTCCACCCGGATTAAATAACTCCAACAAAATGAATATAATCAATCCTACGATTGCAATATTCTTAAAATTCAATAATTTTTTCATAATTAATTTTTTATAAGCTCTGAATGATTAAGTTCACGTAACTT